CTGCTGCCAACCTTCGGGGCGGATGTAGTCGTTTCTGTTTTCATGGGTTTTTCGCCGCCCCTTCGGTCGGCAGAGTTTGATCGTTAGCCGATCCCAAAAAAAGGAAACGGCGGATCCAAGCTCTCGGCCTTGTCCCATTTGATGGAGCCCTTGCTGTGGCCGGGTGTGGAGATCTTGCCGGTGACCTCGTTGCCGAGGAGGAAGGTGAGGGCGTTGTTGGTGGCATCGTTTTGCAGGCTGAGGAGCTGATTCACCGTGAACTGCGCCCCGGCGATGCCGCCGAGACCGGCGAGGTTGAGCTCGAGGTTTTGGCGCGGGATGATCGTGGGCTGAGTGGTGAGGTAGTCGGCATTCCAGAAGAGGTGATGCTCAACGTAGGGTGTCCAGGTGTCATCGATCTCGGACTCGGGTCCGGCGGATTCGGGGCTCAACAGATAGACGGTGGCGACGTGGGCTTCGTCGAATCCGGGATCCGTCACTAGGCCTTCGAGTCGCGTGAGATCCGCAGCGGCCTGGATGGGCTGGTAGCGGGAGGTGATGCGCAGGCTGGCCTGATGGGCGCTACTGCCGGTGGTGAGGAGCGTGAGCTGCGCCTGGGCTCCGGTCTCCGCCGGGGTGATGAGCCACTCGACGGCGGTGCGAGGGCGCAGGCAGCGCAGGACGATGTCACAGGCACGCAGCTGACGCGGTGGCAGGGCCTCAGCGGCATCCTCGGGCAGGCCGGTGATGGTCTCGACCAGGCCATCCCCGATCTCCGTGCTGATCTGTCGCGGTGCCCGGACACCGAGACGCTGGAAGAACTCCGGCACCGACTCGCCAGAGCCATCGATGCTGATCGTGTCGGATCCGAGAGCCCGGAAGCTCATCAGCGGGAACGTGGGATCCTCGGTGAGTGGCACGTCCTGCCGCTCTTCCTCGATGATCACCGAGACGGTGACGTCCTGCCCATTGACGAAGCCGGGTCGGACATGCGCCCGCCAGGCTTGGGTTTCGTCATCCCACCGGGCTGTGGTGAACCAGGGGTGACGCCATTGGCTGCCGCCGAGCGAGACGACGCTGAGCAGTCGGTGCTGGAAGAGGTAATCCACCAGGCGATTCCATGCTGAGGCGGGCACTTTCATCGGAAGGTGTGGCGCTTCAGTTTTTCGTTGTAGCTGTGCTGCAGATTGAAATAGGCCACGCGCTGACTCGTGCGGATCTCTCCCTCGGCTGACCAGATGAGCATGGCGATGGGGAAGAGGCCGCTCTTTAGCTCGTCGTCCTTACCCGTAAGGAGTGCGCCGTCATTCGTGTCCGCGATCTCAAAGGTGAACTGTCCGGGCTCAGCAGGCACGGCGCGGACGCAGACCCAGCTGCGCTGGTCTTTGTTGGGTCCGGCCTCCAGTCGATGCTCCGGGATCTCTTTCTGCTCGCCATTCACGACGCCGTCACACGGCACGCCGTTGATGGTGGGCACGAAGGAGCCATTCACAAAGCCCTGGCGCACGGTCACGCTGTTGTCGTCCTTCTTGATCACACCGAAGGAGCCGGAGAAGGCGGGTGAGCGCACATCCGCCACGACGGAGGTGCCATTGAGCGACTGGTGCCTGCGGATGCTGGCACCGGTCTGGAGTCGCGACTGCGAGACCACAAAGAGCGCGAGGGCCTTGAGCTTCGGCCGGATGGCTTCGCCTGGCTGCGCGTAGAAGTCAGCAGGCGAGTTCATTTTTTCAGACGGGAAAACAGACCGACCAGGTGCGGCAGATCATTCATCTCCTTGTATCGCTCGGTGATGGTCCACGCGTTGCCGGATTTTCGAACCAGCGGGGCATCGACGAACCAGGCACGGGAGTCGCCGTTGTAGTCGAAGCCACTGGGCAAGCTGGCGATGATGGTGCCCTTCCGCTTGTGCACCGAGGATGGCACCTGGCTGCGCACGTAGCTGTGAGACGCGACCTCGTAGCATACGGGATAACTGGTGAGACCGAAGAGCGGGTTCTTCTCGGTGCCTTTTTTATTGGAGCTAAAGGAGGACGAGGACTTGCTGCGCGAGAGCGTCTCGGGGAATTTTAAGCGGCCATCGGTGGGATCGATGAAGGCCTGGTAATTGGTGCGGAGGTAGTTCTGGTCGGGGAAGGACTCGATGGGCTCTTCGCGGTATTCGCCTTGGATGTCGAACTGATCGAGCTCGGCGGAGGGATCCCCGGCGGCGAGTCCCTGGTAGGTGACGTCGATGATCCATTTGTCATCGTTCACGGCCCACGTGGCTCCGCTGATGGACTCGGTCAGAAGGCCCCGGTAATTCTGCGGCACCTGAAAGAGCGCCTCGTCCTCCGTATCGCACAGGTAGCGGAGCCTGAGCGTGATGAGTCCGGTGCGTGTCTTCTGGAGGGATTTGCCTTTGATGGTGATCATGGGAAGGTGAAGGTGTCGGATTCAGCACCGAGCGATTGACCATTGCCTGCGAGCTTCTGGATGCCTTTGTCGATGCGCTCTAGGACTTGGGTCTGGCGCTTCGACTCATCGAGCACGAGCTCATTGGCGGAGCGCCCGAAGATCGTATTCATCGCTGCCGCGACCGAGCCGGGAGTGCGGGCTGTGCGTTGGGTCTCCTCTTGCGGGGCATCCGCTTTTTCAAGGCGGGCGATGTTGGCTTCCATTTCGAGCGCTTCCTTCTTGATGCGCAGCAGTCGCTCCTGTTCCTCGGGATCCTGCGACATGCGGATCTGCTCGTCGAGGCCTTGCATGGTCGGGTTCACAAAGTCGACGTCTTCGAGCATGTTTTGCAGCTTGGTTTTGAACTCGGTCAGCTGCTCAGCCGGTGGCAAGAGCGAGATGCGCTTGTCCTCGATTTCCTGCTGGAGCCCGACGATGCGTTTCTGCCGATCCTCCTCTTCCTTGGCTGCTTTCTGGGCGGCGTCTTCGGCGTCCTTGGCGGCTTTCTCTTCGGCCTTGGCTGCGTCTTCCTGCTCCTTTTTCGCGGCGGCATTATCGTCGGTGTTGGGTGCGACTTTCGGACGACGACGGCGGCGCGAGGACTCCTCGCTGCGCTCGTTCATCTTGTCGGCCTCGTCCTGGAGCAGCTGGTCGAGCGTCTTGTTTTCAGTGACGGCACGGAAGGCTATGCTGGCCATCATGGAGAGTCCCACGGCCACCTTCCCGCCTGTGACGGTGGCCTTGTTCGCCAGGGCATCCATCTCGTCATTGAGTTGAGCGAGGGCATCGACGGCCTCAGCGGCGAGCACTGGCGCATCGGCCAACATGGAGCGGATTCCGTCTTCGCCTTGGGACAGTAAGGGGATCAGATCGGCGGCGCTTTTACCAAGCAGCGTCATGATGTCGTTCACGCCGGTGCCTTTTTCACGGGCTTTCTCAAACGCGGCACTGAAGGCGATGAGCTTCTCATCGAGCGGCATGGCGGCGAGCTGCTCAGCGGTGAGGCCCATGTCTGCGAGGGCATCGCGGGCCTTGGAGTTCTCGACATCGCCCAGCGCTTTTTCAAGCTTGATGAATCCACCGCTCAGCGCATCGATGCTGCTGCCGCTCTGTTCAGCGGCGAACTTGATGCGCTGGATGGTGTCTGTGCTTTCTCCCATCTTATCGGCCGCGTCGGAGATCTCATCAAAGGTGCCCGCCACGCTGCGGAGAGCGGCCACGGTGCCTGCGACGGATACCCCGGCGACGACCGCTTGGATCTTGCCGGTGAAGGCATCGCCCACGTTTTCCTTCTTCGCAGCGGCGCTGAGCTGCCGCATGTCGCTCTTGATCTGCGCGGTCTTGGCGTTCCACTTCGCGAGTTCGATGTCCAGTTCTGTTGTGACGCGTGCCATAAAAAAGTGTTAGCGGAAGCGATTTTCCATCCACGTTTTCCACTGCCGCTCCATTTTTGCGGCTTGCTGATCGATGGCGTATTGCACGCGGGACTTCGTGATGCGGACGGAGGCCCAACTGATCTCGTTGGTGGCTTTGAAGTACAGCCGATCTTCGGTCACGGACACGATCACGGTGCTGGGTGCATCGGCATTGGCCACCCAGGCGGGGATCGAGACGCCGAGTTTATTGGCGGCGACACGCCAGCCGGAGAGCAGGTAGCCGACCTTTTCCTGCTGCTCTTTGAGATAGGCGGCGAAGGTCTCCTTCGGCACGACCATTTTGTCGATGAATTTCCAGCGGCCGATGTCGCGGGTGGCACCGCCCGCCCGCGTCATGCGGCCGTTTTTGAAATACTTTTTGTGATGGCTGCGCATGTCCGAGAGCGTGGCATCCGGCCGGAAGAGATCATTCTCCACGCCGAAAGGTGTGCCGTCTTTCCTCACCCAGAGCCGCTGGATGGAATCGCCATGCACCTCGACCGCGCCCTCGATGAGCGAGCGGTCCATGGGAGCAAAGATGCCGCCGGTGCGGTGGTGCTTGTTTCGGCTGCCACCGCCGAGCAGGTCTGAGGCGATCATGCTCTTGCCGTGAGCGCGTGCTTTGGTGCTGAGACCGTCGAGCCCTTTGTTTCCGGGCGGGGTGACCTGCATGGTGCCGCGCACGATGCCGCGAGCCTGCTCGACCATGATGGGCAAAGCGCCGCGAGCCGAGGTGGCCATGCGGCGGACGATCTTGTCGTCAAAGTCACCCCAGTTGAATTTCCAGTCGTCGCTCATTCACACGAGCGGCGGCGTGTCAATCTGCCGGAGGCAGATCGGGGATGTCTGAGAGGTCGCGCAGGAAGTCAGGGGTGTTGTCGATGACGTCTTCCGTTTTCACTTCGAGCCCTGGCTTCACGGTCCACCTGCCGGAGTCCCACATGGCGAAGTGATAGACCTGCAGCGCCTGCACGAGCGGCAGGTGCCACTGGGCATGATCGGGTGTGCAGGATAGCTCACGGGCGATGCTGACGATGCGGAAGGTCATCATCTCCGGCGAGATGACATCGGGCGGCGGTGGCTTGGAGTGAGGCGTCTTGGGCTTAGGCCGGATGGCGATGGTGAGCACCTGGATCATGGAGGCGAGGCGATCCCGCTCGGCGCGGAAGGTGGCCACGACCTCGTCACTGAGGCGCGGCACCTCGCTGAATAACAGCTGCCACGTGCCCGACCAGAGCGCGGCCTTCACCTGGCGGAGCGGCGCGGTGTGGAGCCAGCGGTAGTAGGCGATGGCGAGATCTTCATTTTTCAGAGGCGCCTCGGAGAAGACATCCATGTCCATGAGGCGGAGGGCATCGAGACTGCCAAGCGACAAGGGACGCGGATCGGGGAACGACTCACTGGCGAGCCACTCATGCGAGGCGTCGAGCCAGGCTTTTTCGGAGAGGTGCAAGCGGACGAGCCGCTCCAGTTGATCGTGTTCTTCGGATTCAACCATCTTCGTATTCGGTGGCGAGCAGCTGCTTAATCTCCGCGCTGCCTTGCATGGGCAGGATCAGAGAGCGCTCGTATTGTTTGGCATTCAGCGTGCGGATCTTTGGCATCTCGATCGCGAGCTTGGCGCGGATGCCTTCGAACTCGGGAAGCGACTGGCAGCGGCGGCGGAAGGCGGCATCGGAGGCATAAAGAGCAGCCACATCGGGCGCGGTCATCTTCTGGCCCTCGATGACGAGGATGTTCGCCTCCATGCGGGCGACGATCTCGCGCCGGAGTGTGGCACGCTGCGCTCCTTTGAAGTCTTGAATGTGCTGAGGCCCGATCAGCACATCGTGCAGCCAGGGCTGGCCGTTCCGGCAATACCAGAAGCCCGACGCGAGCATGGCAGCTAGGGACTCGACCACAACGGCCGGAGCGGGATCGGTGATCGAGAGATCCTCGAAACGGATGACGGTGTAACCGACCGGAGAGATCATGGGATCAACCCGCTGCTGCGCCTGGCCAGTTGAGGGCCTCGAAGGACCAGCCATTCACGGCCCGCACTTCCTGGGTGTCGGTGACGCTGGGCACCACGGTGACACCGCCGGTGACTCCGGCGTGCTTGGCACCACTGGAGCCGGGTCCGACATCGGCCGGGACGTCACCTTTGCCCGAGGCCGAAAAAGAGAAGCGACGATTGAAGCCAGCGCGATAGCCGGGGATGCCCGCAGGCGTGAGCTCGATGGCCTCATCCATCTCGACGGTCACTTTGCACTCTCTCGTGAGGCTGTAGCCCACGGAGACGACCTCGACGGTAGCCACAGTGGGAGATCCGGCACCGGCATCTCCGCCGCTGGATGTGCCATCGGTGAACGAAGCGACACCGGCAGCGGTGAAGCTGAAGTTTCCACGGTTGTCATTCACCTCGCCATTCTCCACGCGGAGTTGCTTCAGATCCGCAGGGGTGGCGATCACGCCGGTGGCCACGCCGCTGAGAGCGGTGTTGCCCACGCCGGAGATGGTGACCTCGGTGCGCATCATCTTGTGGCCTTTGACCAGGCTCGCCTCGCCCGTCACGCCGGGGACTTCTGAATAAGCGACGCTGCGCACGCGCTGCACGCGCTGAGGTTTAGCATTTGCGCCGAGGGTGATTCCGTATGTGCTCGCGATTCCGATTGCTGTTGCCATGCCACAACGCGAGTGTCAAACCGTGAAGGCGAAGGGATCGAACTGCAGCGTGGTCATCCAGCGGCCTGCTGTGTGCTGATCGGGCTCCCCAGCAGCGAACCAACCATTGCAGCTGGCAATGTCGAACTGCTCCAGCTCGTCCTCGATGGCCCCGAGATTCGCGAGCACCATCTCATCGCGGACGGCCGCGAGGATAGCCCGGTGCGAGGTGGCGGTGTAGGCCGTGGAATTGCGCGGGGTGGAGATGCTGATCTCCAGATTGCAGGTCTTGAGATTGCCGACTTCCGTTTTTTCATCCGAGGCTTTGATGATGATGGCGGCCCAGTTTTCTGCGACCTGGTTGTCGGCCGTGACGGCGTAGAGACCAACCTTCTGGCTGTTGATGGTGGCGGCCATGACGGTGATGGCATTTTCCCGAAGACCGTAAGTGACCTCTTCCGCATCGAGCTGCGTGACCAAAAACGCGAGGATGGCTTCTTCAATGTTCGAGGTCATTTGGCGACGGGGAGTGTGGTGAGAGGATCGAGGTAGCGGATGGACCGCGCAAAGGCCTCGTGAGTGGACAGAACGTGCTTCTGCTGGTCTCGACGTCCGGCGTCATAGATGGCATCGACTGCGTCATCGAGATGCGTGAGGGGTGGCAGGGAGATCACGATGTGGCGCGAGGTGGTCTGGCGGATCCAGCGGGTGTTGGCGCGGTTGTCTGGATCTTCGCCCAGATTTTCAAAGCCCCACAGAATCAGTAGATCGAGAGCATTCATGATTAGTCCATCCATCGGACGCAGCGGATGATCCACGCGACGTCGGTTGCGTTTTGCCCGCCGATCTCCTGAACCTTAAACTCGACGTCGTTGTGAGTGACGAGACTCTTCTGCCCAGGGGCGGTGGGGAGCTTGGATTTTAGCACGTGCGCCCGGAGACGTTGGCCACGTGCGGAGCCGCCATCGAGCGGGATGAACTCGACCGGCCCGAGCTCGACGGCGCAGGAATAAAAGACACCGGCGATCTTGATGCCCGATGGGCGGTGCGCTTCGAGCGCCGACTGATGCAGCTGGCGAGCAGTCCGAGAGGCAGAAGCTGGAGGCAGGGTTGGCACGATGGGGGCCGAGTGTCAAACCGAAAGCAAAAGACCGCCGCCCCCAACCAAAAGGGCGACGGTCTGATGAGCGGGCGATGACTCCGCGATTCCTGCGAGGGAAAACTAGCCGATGATGAGCGCGAGATGCTCGGGCTTCATGACTGCCACACCCCAGGCGATGGACACATGGTAGGTCACCATGCGATAGCCCGGGTAGCAGCTGAGCTCGAAGGCGAGGCCCGTGCGGTCATCCACGATGAGCTCGTGGTCCGTGGCGATGTCGCCCTCGGTGGGCAGCGCTGGCAGGCGGGTGCCGATGAGGATGGCATTGCGGCTGAAGGCGGTGTTGCGGGCGCTGGTGCCGAAGACCGTGATGGCACGGGTGGCAGCGGACTGAGCGACACGCAGGCCGGGAGCGGCGAGCGTGATGCTATCTCCCGAAGCGGGATTGGCACCGGCGAAGCTGACGGAAGCCACGACGTATTTGTTGGTGTCATTGGCGAAGGTGATGATGTCACCGGCGGCGACGACTCCGGTGCCTGCGGTGGCGAGAGGGATCACCGTCTGACCGACCGTGAAGGCGGCATTGGTGCTGGTGGCCGAGGCCATGGCACCGGCTGTCGGGGTGACGACCTGTGCGGACTCGCGGATGTCGAAGCCGTAGAGGTTGCCGAGGGTGCCCTGGCGAAGCAGTGAGGAGTCGCCGGACTCATTGACCCGGAAGAGATTGCTGGTGCCGCGAAGGGCGACGCCAGCGGTGGTGTTGATCACGCAATGGCGATCCGACATCGGTGCGCCGTTGTCGTCGAGGATCTTCTTGGCTTGCGCGAAGTCAGCCAGGACCGGAGCGGTGCCTGCGGTGGCTCCGAAGGCGCGGGAGGCACCGAGGGAGGCGGCGGAGGCGATGTCGGCCTCCATCTCATTGACCAGTGTGCGGATCGCCTGGGCGATCTGGTTTTGCTGAATGGTGAGGTAACCGGCACCGGTGTCGACGCTGCGTTGCTCCTCGCCACTCCACGAGAACGGCGCGAAGCGGCTCTTGGAGATGGTGAAAGTGCGATTGCCGATCGTTTGATCCGCGATCGATGGCAGCGCCATGGCGGGCGTGACATTGCCAGCGGCGGCATTGCTCGGTGCGACGATGTTGCGCATGGTGGCATTGAGAGCGCAGCGATCTGCGCGTGGATCGCGCTGGACGGCTGGCATGAATCCGGTGAGCTCGCGGGAGACCACATCGAGTGCGGCGTAGGCGTCGGGGATCAAATTTGTGAGGGTGTTGGCCATAATTTTGGGGATCTAAGATTGAGTGTAAAAGGTGAGGGTGTGGGGGTGGCTATTCAGTGAGTGTGCCTCCATCGCGGATGAACTGAGCGCGGGCGTGGAAGGTGAGAGCTGCGAACTGAGCGCGGCTCATTTCTTTTTCGTTGCCTTCGGGTTTGCCAGCACCTTCGATTGGCTTGCCTGCTTGCGCGGAGCCTGCTTGGCCGTTGGTGACGAGGGCGGTGAGCTTGTCGAGCTCGGCCTTCAAGGGCGCGGTGGCGGCGATGATGCCTGCAGTGACGGCGGTGTCGAAGAGCTTCTTCGTTTCGGCGTCTTCGAGGTTCATCTCGAATTTCTGAGGCGCAGGCTTGTGGGCCTTGATGGCTGCTTCGAGTTGGTCTTCCGTTTCATCCCCATTCACGGAGATGCCAATGAGTGAGGCGAGGGCGATGATCAGTTTATTCATTGTGGGTGCATTTGGCGTTGAGCTTGCACTCGTGTCAAATAAAGCAGCGGGCAGCATGGTGAATTTTGCAGCCCACTTGGCTTTGAAGGCGCGTGCCTGTGTGCCTTTAATCAGCTCGTCGGCAAAGCCTGCGTCGATAGCTTCTTCGCCGAAGAACCACGTGCCCATCTGGGCTTTCATCATCGCACGGATCTCGTCTTCGGGTTTGTCGGTGCGCTCGGTGTAGAGAGCGACGATGCGGTCTTCGAACTGTTTGATAACCTTGGCAGCGGCGTCCATTTCGTCGGCATTGCCCATGGCCGCGCCGGTGACGCGGTGGATCATGACGCGGCCATTCTCCGCGATGCGGATCTTGTCTCCGGCGAGCATGATCACACTGCCCATGGAGGCGGCCATGCCAGTGATGTTGACTGTGATCGATGCGCCGGAATTTTTGAGCGCGTCATAGATCGTAAATCCGTCGTTACAGTCGCCGCCTGGCGTGTCGAGATTCAGCGTGATGTTCTTTGGCTTGCCTGCTGCTTTGAGGGCATCGGCAAAAGAGCGGGCTGTGATGCCCCAGTAGCCGATCTCGTCGGTGATGTCGATGGTGAGGGAGTCGGAGCCAGCGTTTTGAATTTTGAACCAGGAGCGCATGATGCGCGGCGGGTGTCAAAGGTCAGGCGTCGTCATCCATGGCGTCGAGCTCCTGCGTGATGGTCTCCGGCGAGAGCGCGGAGAGCACACCGCTGGAGGCTTGGGTAAGGCGGAGACCGAGGCCGATGATGGTGGCGATGCTGGCCGGGACTCTCACCTGGTCGATGGTTTGCCCGGTGGCCTGACTGATGGCGTAGCGGATGTTATCCAACTTTTCATCGATGCTGGCATGACGGGTGGCGATGCCGCTGCCGCCGGTGGTTTTTTCAACGTAGTCCTCAGCGGTGGCGAGGTTGTTGTCGAGCTTCTCCATCTCGGCCTTGTGATCGCGGCCGAGATCGACAGAGGGGTCGGGATCGCAAACGAAATCGATCTCATTCCAGTCATCGACCTGGGCGAACTGATAGAGCGGGCCGCCTGGCAGCATGGCGTCGCCGATCACAAACTCCCAGACCCACTGGAGGTGCGGATACAAAAGGGAGCGCATGTTCTCATAGGCGCGATTCACCTTCTGGATGATGGCGCGGGCACTGGCTCCGCCGAGGGAGCCCATCGAAAAAATCCACTCAGGTGGCATCCCAAAGTTGTAAATGAAAGGCGTGGTGAGCTGCTCCAAGAGCGCCCCGAAATTGACCGCCTCGCCACTCGTGAAGAACTTGATGTCTTCGCCCTGGGCGAGTGGAATCATCACGGCTCCATCGTGAATTTCGACAAATCGTTTTCCGGTATCGACCGCCGGGGTGCCGGTCTCGGTGCCTGCCATGACCTGTTTCATGGCGTGCGGTGCCTGCCCTGTGCCGGTGGTGGTGACACCGAGGAGCGACGCTCGGATCTTGGCCGAGTGTTTGCGGACGGCCTTGAGGTCGAGCGCGTCGAGCAGATCATTGCCCGAGGTGAAAATGGCGGGGGTGCCGTGTTCCTGATTGAAGCGGATGTTCTCTTTCAGGTGAGAGACGAAGGCGGCATCGATGTCGCGGGTGGCGGCTCTGGAATCCCAGGCATTGCCCTCTAGTAGGATGCGGACGCGGGCCAGCTGGCCGAGGCCATTGTAGAGGAGACCATCATTCCACTTCTCGATCTTCGCGTCGTAGGAACCGAGCGGGCTGGTGAGCTGATCGCGAGTGAATGTCTGGAGCTGGCAGCGGCGGCGGGATTTATCGGTGAGCGGCCAGTCGCGGGTGGACTCGTCACCCTTGACCTTTTGGCAGATGGAGGATCCATCGCCGAGGATGGCCGACAACCAGCGCGGCTGCAGCTGATAGAAGGTGGACTCCTTCCGCAGATCGCAGGCGGTGGCATTGGCCCACTTCTGGAAGAGGGCGGTGGCGGCGGCCCGGAAGGCGGGATCTTGCGAGGTGGACTTCATCCCGATGCCTTTTCCGATGGCTTCTTTCGGCAGGGTCTGGACGGCGTATTTCACGACCGGGATCTCGTCCTGCAGGAAGCGGGAGATCTCCACGCGATTTCGGTTTTTGGACATGGACTCCAGCGTGCGCGAGGTCCACATGCGCTGCGGGGACACTCGGGTGGTGCCGGTGGTGACGGGCAGTGCATTGGTCACTGTCATGGCGGGTGCTTTGCTGGTGACCGAGGAAGGCTTGCGTTTACTTTTACTCATAGGACATTGGCGGTGGACCTGGGGCCTTCAAAGGTCTCATGCGGGGTGCCCACAAAGCGGAAGCCAAAGGGCCGCGAGTAACTGGCAGCGGTGGCTCCGGCGATGACGGCCTCCAGGTGCTCGATGGCGTCCTTCAGCGCAAGGCGTCGATCCTCGGGTGAGGTGCCGCGCCACTGGAAGGTGGAGGAGCTGCCCTCACTGGAGACCGAGAGGGCCTCGGCATTCCCGGCGGCGGCCTGCTCCAGGTATAAATCGACGAGCCACTGCTTCTGTGCAGCAGCGGTGGGGTGGAGGAGTCGGGCGTGAAAGAGGAGATCCTCCCGCAGCTCAGAGACGGTGGCGGCCATGGCCCTGGCAAGGTGTCAAAGGTCAGAATGCCAAGAGACCGGCGGCGCGTCCGATCTGCGAGCCGAGGAGTGCGTATTTCCCACAGTCCCCGAGATGGTCCTGCGGCACGCGTTTCCAGAGTCCAGTCTGGCGGTCTTTCTGCTGGGCACTGAGGCCGTGCATGAGCTCGAAGTCTGCATCGATGGGAATGACGATGCGCGGTCCTTTTTTCCGCTGGATGCGGCGACCGTAGAACTCATCTTTGAGCTGGGTGTCAGAGTAGGTGTAGAGGCGCAGATCGATGGTGCGGGAAGCGGCGCGGGTCTCATTCCACGTGCCGACTGCGCGGGGGTCTCCTTTTACGGGCCAGAGGAAGCCGCCGGAGCGCTGGCAGATGTCGTAGACTTCCTCGGTGTTCCAGCTGGAGTCGATGTAACCAACGACGGGATACAATTTTTCATTCGTGCCTGCGAGGTAGTATTGACGGGCGCGGAGGAACTCAGGGGAGAGCAGCTCTTTCTCGGCCACGACTGAGCCCCAGTCGATGTAGAAGAGGTCGCCATTTGGCATGGCTGCGATGACGGCCCAATGCGTGGCTTTTTCGCCTGGGTCTGCGAGGAGCATGAGCAGCGCGGGCTTTGAAGGGATGACGCCGCGTGCATAGACGCCTTTGAGGGCGAGGATGTGCTTTTCGGTGACGTTGTAACTGAGAACGGACCAGGGGAGGCCGAGCCACGAGTTGTAGAAATTTTGCAGGCCGGTGCTGAGGAGGTCGCCTTTTTCCAAGAACTCTTTGGCCATGTCACCGAAGGATACTTTGGGCGCATAAAAAGAGGGGATGCGGAAAGAGCGATCGGACATCGAGGCGGAGGCATTGCGGTGGTGCTCCTCGTATTTTTCAATCATGCCTGGCTTGTGATCGTCGGAGATCTCGCAGCCGTTTTTCGGGCAGATAAAACGTGCGGTCTCGCGCACCCTGGCGATGTCCCAGCTGCCATCCACGCGGCGTGCATCCGGCGACCAGATGAGGGAGCGGTAGGTGTCGGACACGGCGCGATCCTGCTCGGCTTCGAGGATGGACTCAACGTCTTCATCCTCTTCGCCGGTGCGGCGGACCTCGAACTCGAACGGGAAAAAATGGCCACAGTGCGGGCAGGGCACATTGAAGTGGGTCTGGGTGCCGCGCTCAAAGGTCTTCCAGGCGAGATGGTTGGGGGTGTTCGGGGTGAAGTCCATCATCTGGAGCTCGAGTCCGCGAAATTCTTTGGTGCGCTCGAAGGCCAATCTGATGGGGTGCGCCTCGGGGGCTTGCTCGGAGTCGTGGTGTTTCACTTTGGCGGCCTCGCAGATCCACACGATGCCCTGCGTGGAACCGGAGGTGGAGGTGTCGGAATTAATGCCTTCGAAGACAATCGGGCCGCCGGACATTTCCATGTAAAGCGACCGGAACTTCGTGCGGTCGTAGGGCTTGTGCACGCGGAGGCAGGTGTTTTCCTCGATGAGTGCGGCGAGTCGTTTTTCGCTGATCTCGACGCGGAGCCAGTCTTCGGAGTTACCGAGGATCAAGGTCGGCATCGGGCTGTGCGCGATGCGGTAGGCCAGGACCATGATGGAGCAGGTGGTCTTTAGCGTTTGAGATCCGCCGGTGATGGTGAGTGAACGCACGCCCGACTGCGGGTGGCCGCATTCGAGGATCGAGCGCATCATCGGTCTGCGGCGGATCGAGAAAGGGCCAGCACTGGCGGGTGCCATCTTTGCAGGTAGCACGATGTTTTCCTCACACCACCGAGTGACGGATGGTGCGACGGAGAACTGGAAGTCCTCGCGCATGAAGGCGGCGATGCGGGATCTCATGCGGCTCGCTGGCCCTCGGGTGCAAATTCGTCTAGGGCGTCGAGGCACTGCTGGATCTGGGGGTAGAGGCGGTTCAGCAAATACTCGGTGCCGCCACGGATGGCCTGCTGCTGGTTCGCCGGGTTGACGAGCACGGCGGCCTCGGCAGGCATGTTGGCCAGCATGTTTCTCAAGGGGATGATGAAGCTGGACCGGAAGGCGTGGAACTCATTGGCGGGAATCAGACGACGCTGGTCGATCTCCCATTGGTTGAATTTTTGGAGGGCCTTGTCGTAGTCGGCCCGCAGCTTCATGATCAACATGGCTTGTGCGCCTGCCATCGCCACGTCACGCGGGATGGCTTTGCCCGTGTCTTTTTCGGTGCCGCCTAGGCAGAATCGCCACATCTGGAAATGCTCCCACCACATGGACCAGGCGGCGTTCCGCATCTGCTCCGGCTCTGAGAGCAGGCTCTGATCCTGATGCACCGACGCCGGAGGTGCCGGGGGTGCCAATGGCGACGCGGCCGCGATCACCGAGACTTCCACCGATGTCATCGGCTCAGTCGGTGGCTTTGCCATCGCTGATACCATGGTCGCCTGGGAGAATCGCCGCCAGTCAGGGTGCCCCGACTTCGCGTGCCGCTGAGCTGTGCGCAGGGAGATGCCCGTGCTGGTAGCGTATGCTTTCAGCACGGCGGCGAAGGCCCTGTCCTTTGAGTTACTCACAGTGTCGCATTTGCGACAAAAGCGGCATGTCAATGGTTCGCGACACGTATGACGCCATTTCCCATGTCGCTTTTGGCGAGTCGCGACACTACGTTTTTTGTCTGGAGGACAATTAACC